CTTTAATTGCCACCTCTAGTTCTTTATAACCAGACTGCAACTCCTTTGCTTTATTTTGAGCGTCGTCAATCTTATTTATTCTAAACTCTTCCTCAATTGGTTGAGTACATGTCGGACATGTTACATTCTGTGTAAAAAATTTATGTTCCTTAGTAATAGTTGATACTTTGTTAGAAATCTTACCTTTTAAGTTCCCAAGTTTACGAAGTTTATCTGTAGCACCTCTAACATCGCTCACATGCTCTTGAAGAGTTTCCATCTTATAGTTCAAACTCTCATTATTCAAAATATACTCATTTTCCTCATCCAAAAGATTATTAATCTTTTTCATATTTGAATCTATATTTGCATTGCCACGACTTTCAAGTTCTTCAATAAAATGCTCTTGCATTACAACCTTATCGTTAAAAGATTCTTTTTTAAGTTCTAAAGTTTTAATATCTTCTTTAACCAAACGAATCTTATCCTTAATCAGATTATTCATTGTAGAAAAGATTTTAATATCCAATAAGTCTTCAATAACTTCTCTTCTATTAGCAGCAGTAAGTTGCATAAAAGGAACAAAAGTGCTACTACCAAGAATTACAATCTGTGTAAAAGATTTGTAGTTCATCTTGATAACATTTTGCTCTAACCATTTCTGCTGATCTACCGCAGATGCTGATTGATCAAGCAATGTATCATTTCTATAAATCTCAAAAATATTTGGTTTTATTCCACGAACAATTTTCCATTCAATAGAACCAACAGAAAACTCTACTTCTACCTTACAATCTTTCTCATTAGTAGTATTAACTAATTGAGGTTTCGTTATTTTCCTAAAAGATTTTCCAAACAAACTAAAGGTAAGTGCATCCAATACTGTGCTTTTACCCGCCCCATTAGTTCCTACAATTAGTGTAGTTGAAGTTTTTTCAAAATCAATTTCTGTAAAATGGTTGCCGGTTGATAAGAAATTTCGCCATTTAATTTTATGAAACAAAATCATGATGTTCTGGTGGTATTACAATATCATTTTTGGTTATCACTGAATATTGATATCCGTGATTCTCACATGTTTTCAGCATCAATTCTCCATCAATTTCTATAACATGCATCTCAGGGTAATCGTTATCTTCTAACATCATAGCATATCTTACCGCATCATCTTCTTCTTCAAAAATATAAAGTATATGCTCCCCATCATCATTCTTTACCGAATATGCTCCATCACTTTCTTTACCATCGACAGTTAATATAAACATACTAGGTCATTTCGCACGCTTCTTGATAAACCTCTTGCATCATTTTCTGAACAACTGACTTATCAAGTTCTATCTCAGCCTCCTCAATATATCTATTAAGAATAGAAATAGTATCTTCAGATTCAAATGCCTCAAATTCCTCATTTTTAATTTGGAAATTTTCAACAACCTTTAATTCTGCAATATTAGAAGAATAAAGTTTATCAATAAATTTCTCAAAATCCTTCATACTAGATTTTTTACGAACAATGACCTTTACAATCTTATCCTCAAAATCTCTACTATCAAAAGTTTGATATGGAGTATCATCATAATCAATGGATTTAAACATTGTATAAGGATTATCAATTGGAGTATGCTCTAATGTCTCCGTATCAAAAATATGGAAACCACGAGTATCATTATAATCATTCCAGAACATCTCATAAGGATTTCCTAGATAATAGACTTTACCATTGTCTGATCTAGTATGATAATGCCCTGAATAAACTTTGTCAAATTTATCAAAAACATTTACATCAGTACCAATCTCCATAACATAACCTCTATGGATTCTGAATCCTTTAAGTTCAAGGTGTCCCATACATACAGGAGACTTTGACTTTTCAATCATTGATAGAGTCTTTTTCTCATTATCACTATTGATCCATGGAATCATAATGACATTAAGATCTCCTAATTTAATTTCAGTTGCTTCAGAATAAATGGTTACATTATCATATTCACGGAGTAATAAATCTACAGCATTTACTTGATTAGTATTCTTATAATAAGCTGTGTGGTTCCCTACAATTGTATGAACAGTACATCCCATATCTTTGAGACGATCATAGTAATTATTCTTTGCCCATGAAAGAACAGAGAAATCAATACCCTTGCGACTATCGAAGGTATCACCCATATCAACAATCGTAGTAATGCCTTCCTTCTCTAATGTAGGAAAGAAAATATCATTATAGAACCTTAGAAAGTAGTCATGAAAGAGTTTTGAATTCTTTCTACATCCAAAGTGCTGATCCGTAATAATTGCAATTTTCACTGGTTACGAAGCTTAGCGTGCACAGAATCTTTAATCTGGTTGTAGTCACTAAAGTTGTTAGTGCCGTCAAGCGTATTGTTATCATCAAACACTTCTGAATATCCAGTTCTCTCAAGAATTTTATTTTTGATCTCAAGTTGCTTCTTTTCTTTCTGAATGCGTCTCAAGAAAGCATAGTGAATAATTTGAGTAAAATAAGCAAAGGGGTTTTGGGATTTCTCTGGATCAAAGTTGTGTATGTACTGAACACAATTCTCAATGCCATCAGAGATCATATCCTCTTTAAACATATAATTAACAAAATTTGGTTTAAAAGATAGATGAGTTGCTATCTTTAAAAAACACTCTCCAAGATAATTAGAGATCCTAGGTTTAGGTTCATCTCTTGCTTTTGCTAATGCTACTTTATCTCTATGAACAATAATCGCTGCTAAGAACTCTTTATTATTGACATAATGTTCCGATCTCTTTCTTTTAGTCATACCAGGTACAATTGCCATAAGTATCTTTAACTAATTATGTAGATATTATAACATTTATAGATGTACTTGACAAGTTTTTAAAACCTGTGTAAAATAACTCTGTGGAGGATAAAGAGGTGGCTTAGCTAGCTTTTCTTAAAGATTTTCTCAAGGATATCTTTAGCATCTGATACAGAAGAGATATAACCCATTTCTCTATTAAGCTTCTGATTACTATTATTAGTAACTGATGGACGAGAAGATGTATCAGATTGTCTTACAAAGGATTGATACATTGTAATCATATGAATATCTGAAGATTCACTCATTGTTAATACATCATCCATATCTAAAACAAACATATCTTCAGTTGTAGTTTTAAGCCAAGGTTCTACTTTATATCCTGCAACACTACCATCTCTTTTCTTAACTTCAAAAACCATAATTGGACAACTAATTAATAATACTGTTCTGGTTTCTTCTTCACTGGCTGCTATCTTAGCGAATATCTCTTCACCATTCTTAAATTTAATTGTTCCGTAAAAATCTTCCTCTATGCCCATCTTTTTTAAGTTCTATAGTGATTATATCATAATTAAAATTTTCTGAATTATAAATTTTAATTCTTTCAATAAAGTGGTTTAATGTGTAATTCTTCCTAGAGTTGTGAGTACAATCATCGGCAATATCATAAAGCATCGCTTTAATTTTGTTTTTTCCTTTTCTTAATACTCTTCCTATAGATTGAAGGTTTCTTATTCTAGATTTACTAGGTGAGGCGAATATCACATTATGTAAATTTTTAATATTAATACCTGTTGAGAATGTTCCGTAAGATGCAACGATTACTGCATTATTCTCTTTTTCAGTAATTTCTCTTACTTTTTCTCGTTCTTCGGTGTCAACACCACCGTGAATAAAGAAGACCTTTCGGTCATCTTGCTTACTACTATTTATCTTTTCAAAAAGTATTGCTCCATGTGTCTCTACTCTACTGAATAAAACAAGTGTATTACCTTTTAAGTCAAGAGTCAATTTAGTAATAAAATTATTCCTTTGTTCATGAGAAATTAAATATTGTATCTCATCTTCATATACCTCAAACTTCTGAGGAAAATGTTTAAGTATTAAACAAGTAATATCTAACTTAGAAAGATACCCCTTCTCCTGAAGTTCCTTTGTTCTTATAATCTTATATGCTGGTCCAAACAACCCCTCTAACACCCACTTATGCGTCTGTGTGCCGTCTAAAGTACCAGTGAATCCAAATCTATGCTTAGCTGTATGTAACTTGGTCATAATTTGAACTAGAGATTTGGACTTGAACTGGTGGGCCTCATCACCAATTACAACACCAAATTTCTCAAACCACTTTCTTTCCAACTTATAGATAGATTGCCAGGTCGTAATAATTACAGGCCTATCATCTTCCTTTTCTTTTCCAGAATAGATACGGTGACAGTATGACTCAGAATCCCAACCATATTCCTGAAAATCTTTATACATCTGTTCTACAAGAGATGTCGTTGGAACAACTAAAAGAATTTTTTCCCCTTTGTCTACATAATATCTTACAAGAGCGTAAATCATCAAAGATTTGCCAGATGCAGTTGGTGATATCAATAGTCTTCTGTTATGCTTTAAAGCATCGCATACTCCCTCAATTTGATAATCCCTAGGTTTATGTTTAGAGATAGCAGTCATATAACCTTTAACACCTTCATAAGAAATTAAATTATTAACTTCAAATGGTTGTCCAAAATACTTATTCTCTTCAAAAAAATAAGTATATCCGTGTCTATCACAAAAACTTACAATCTTATCTAATAAACCAACATAGATTTGTCCGTTAGCAGTAGAAAATAACCTTATACGGCCGTCCCAGTATTTGTTCCTATACTGTGGCATAAATTTATAACCCACAACTTCAAAAGTAAAGTGGTCGGAGAGTTCCATACAGATATGCGGTTCCGCTTTTATCTGTAAATTAACCTCATTCAACTTTGATATAATAACATCCGCATTGTGCGTGTTAA